CTTCAGCAGACTTATGAATTAGTCATGCCGAACAAAGCCGAATTCGCTATCTTCCGCAGAATCGAAGGTGGCCCCCGTACTCAATATGTGTTTGATTGTACTGCTATTGTAGCCCTGAAGAGATGGGCAGCTAATATTCAGTCGATGCTAATGCCGAGCACTAGCTACTGGGCGAAGTTCCGTCCTGGTTCAAAGGTGTTAGAACCCAACTCAGGTATCGACCCCCGTGATGCTCAAATCGAGTGTGATAAATGGCAGAAGACTTTCTTTACAGCTCTAAACAAATCCAACTTCAGTAACGCGGTGTATCAATCCATCATGGAGATGGGCATCAGCACCGGCGTATTATTAGTTCAGCCCGGCACGAAGACGAATCCTTTTATATTCAAAGGCGTACCTCTTCATCAAGTATCTATAGAACAAGGCGCTCATGAGAATGTAGAGAATGTCTTTCGTAAATACCGCATGAGAGCAAAACAGATTCAGGCAACCTGGCCCAAAGCCAATTATACGGACGGGCAGTTAGCTATTTTCGAAAGTCCCGCAAATGATGAGTTAGAGATTTTAGAAGGGTGTGTCTATGAGCCCTCCCTATCAGGGTCTAAGAAATATTGTTTCTTCGTGATGATAGAGGGTTTTGAGAATTTCATAATTAAAGAATACCGAACCTGGTCTCCGTGGATTGTGTTCAGATGGAATGTCTATGCTGCGGAGAGTTTTGGTCGCGGCCCTATATTAGATCTCCTTCCCTTCATTCGTGAGTTAAATCAGCTCGCCCAGTATGATTTACAGGCAGCTTCTTTCGCAGCGAATCCTATATTTTTAGTAGCGGCGGGGAGTGAGATTAATCCTTATACAGCTCGAATTTCCCCGGGAGCGATAATACCAGTCCAACAAACCACACCCGGCATGGCACCACTGAGCCAATTAACAATTCAGGGCAACCCCCAGTACAGTCAATTAACTCGACAGGAGTTGGTAGCTGCGATACATGACACGATGAATACTGGCCCAGTAGTACCTAACACCGCAGCAGATAAAACGGCCACTGAAGTTCAGGCGCGACAGGCCGAGTGGTTAAGACAAAACGAATCGATGGCTGGACGTTTGGAGAAAGAATTATGTCGCCAAGTCGTAGATAAGTGTTGGCATATCCTCCACTCATTTGGTGAGGTGCCCTATCCGCATATCAATGATTTAGATATTGCGGTGGAGTTTGAAAGCACTATGAAAGACATCCAGGGAGTCACTGAAGTTAATAAAGCAGTGCAAGCTTCCCAGATGATTACTCAGATTCTAGGACCACAGGCCGCTACAGCAGCTTTTGTACAAGGGTATCAGGTCGAAGATGTAGCTACTTACGTGTTAGAGAAGTTAGACGTTGACCCTAAGATTATTCGGAGCGCCGCATCGAAACAAAAAATCATGCAAGCCGCTCAGAAGCAGAGCCAAGCAGCACAGACTCAGCAGGACGCTACCACAGCTCAAGCCCAGCAGATTCAACAACAAGCCCAAGATAATACTCAGCCCCAAGGACAGATTTAATGCCGGAAGAACTACACGACCCTCTTGCAGAGATAGAAGAAAATCGACAGAAGTTCCAAGAAGATTACGAGAACGAGCAGCATCAACTCTTTAGAGCTGCGTACGAAACCTTCGAAAACTCCAAATATGGTCCCGAACTTTTAAAATATTTAAAGAACAAATTGTATGCCCCAGTGGGTCCTGATGTAGATGCCAGATATATGACAGGACAACACGACATGATTCGCATGATTTTGGGGTGGATAACCAGTTATGAATTACTAGCCAGAGGAATAAAGCATGGATGAGCAGACAGTAGGGACTAGTTCCGAAGACACGTCTTTAGTCTCCGAGCCAGGTGTAGGGCTTGTGGATTTAGTTGAACAAGAGGCGGACCCAGTAATCGGGACTAATAATAATGTACACGGGAAAGAAGGTGCTCTTGATGAGTGGTATTGGGTCGATAATGAGGACTCTCAAATACCCGGCAAAGGCGAGCCACCTCCTTGGTATAATAGTAAGACTTTTAAATCAGTAGAAGAGCAGGCCAAAGCGCACCCTGAATTAAGGAAACTCTACAATGATAAGCTTAAAGGATTGTCAGGAGCTCCAGAAGGTGAATACACATACGACTACCCCGAAGAGTTCGTTGAGAAAGGTTATGAATACGATACTTCAAATCCTTATTACCAGGACTTTTTGGATTTGGCCAGGAATAACGGGGTATCACAACAACTGGTAGAGCAGATGACTGATTTGTTAGTTGAGTCAGAGAATGTGTCACGTGAAACAAATGATTCCAGAACGGAAGACACTATCAATGCGGAATTCAATCATCTAACGAATGGTGATAGACATGGGTTTGAGCTAGCAGTTAAAACGGCAGCTAATAATCCTAATGTAGATAAAGGTCAGTTAAATGTTTTATTGGAAAATCTGACCACCGCCGATTCAATCAAAGCCTTTACGGCGCTAATACATGAACCAGACTATGCAAGAGTTCCTGGTCCAGAAGTGCATTCCGTAAGGGATACTGCTGATAGACAGAACGGTTTGAGGGAGAGATTGGCTAAATTGCAGACACTTCGCGGTCAGGCTAAAGAAGACTTCAAGCGAGCGTTATATAGAGATTACGAAGAAGAATACCCTGGAGATCAATACTTTGGCTAAGAATAAAAAAGAAGACACTACTCAGAAAACCGATTTCTTAAAGAAACTGGCTACTCCTCCTAAGACACCTCCAAAACCAATTGAGAAGGCCTTGAGAGATAAAGCTATTAAACATTTGCAGAGTTTAGAACACCATGAAGAAATGCCCTGGTTTTGTTTGAAAGATGTAGAAATCAAGGATAAGAACACGTATGCCCATCTATTTATAGCTAAATGGAATCGCAATGCTTATGGTGGTCTTTTCGTTAATTTTAATCCTTCTAAAAAGCCACTTAGTAATGATAAGAAGAGGTGGGCACTGAGTTTTAGAAAGAAAGGATATGCCTGTGTGAGCGTTAAAGACAGTGAAGAGTTCCGAGTGCTTGTCCGAGATTATTATCATTCAGTGGGTCAGAGTGGTAAGCAGCATTTTAACATACGCTGGGAGCGCGATATATGAGAGGCAAAGTAAAATGGTTCTCCGCACCTAAAGGTTTCGGTTTTATAACTAGTGACTCAGTAGATAAAGATGTATATGTGCATTTTACTGATATCAAAATGAGCGGATTCAAAACCCTAGAGGTGGACCAAGAAGTTAACTTCAGTTTGATTGATACCCCGAAGGGTCTCGCGGCTAAAGAAGTGATTGTCGATTAAGGGTTCCTTAAGCTATACTTCAGTTAAGGACGCAACTGCCTAACCTTATTTATTTTATAAGGAATCGGATAAGGGACCCTGAAGTTTTGGCCAACTCTTAAAAGGATTCAATACATCAAATCTTTTTAGGAGGCTAAAATGCCAGCTCAATTAAGTAAAGTCGCTATTCAGCAGTTCCACGATCAATTCACTAATGCTTATCAGGCAGCATCTCAATTACAAGAGACGGCTAATACCGTTTCGGGTGCGAGAGGAAGCGCCTATAAATGGCCCTTACAGGGTGACGCAGCCATGGAATTACGAATGGCTTATCAATCCTTAATACCTGTAGCGAGTAATGATTACGCCCAAGTAAACACGAATTTCGAAAATTACATTTTGAATTTACCTGTAGATATTTTTCAACAGGCCGAGTTGATTATCGACACGTTATCCCAGTTAGGTATCGTACACGCTAAGGCAGCAGGACGGCGCGAAGATCAATTCTTATTAGATGCGTTATATGCAGCGGGTAATGGCCCGTTAGATGTAAACGCTCAGTTACCCGATCAGGAGCCTCCAGCTCGAATTGCTGCAAATGTTGGGAACACATCTGCTGTCCCTGCAACCTTACTTGAGGCCACAAACTTAAATGTAGAGAAAATTATTCAAGCCGCAGCGGCATTAGATCAGGCCAACGTTCCTCATGAAGATAGGTACCTAGCTATATCGGCACCGATGATGGCGGGTATAATGTCTGATGGCGAAGAACCTACTAATATCCTGTACAACAACACTAAAAACTTGATGCAAGGCGGTATTGATACCTTTATGGGTTTCAAGATATTCACTTTAGGGTATCGTGAAGAAGGCGGCATAACACTTAGAACAGGTGGTGCTGCGAATCCTGGTACTGGCTTGTTACCTGGTTTACCTGGACCTGGTTATGATCCTGCCGGAATAGGTAATCCATTAACTGGACTAAATGCTACGGCAATAGCTTGGCATAAAGCAGCTCTTGGGTGCGTTTACTCACTTAATCCTGTGACCGAAGTTGAATGGGCTCCTGCCTATCAGAGTTGGTTAACGATCTCCAGACTCCGAATGGGTGCAAGCGCATTACTCGGAAAAGGTATTGTCTATATCGACTGTGACCAAACAGCTAGGCCAACTATAACTTAGTCCAACGCCCCTTCGGGGGCGCTTTAATTTACAGGAGATATAAAGATGGCTTTTGAATATAAAAATTTAGTTCAATTAAGCGCTGGCGAGACGAGTCCCGATCAATTAGGTGGTCAGAAAATAATGTCTTATGAGAGTGCTACCGATTTAATTACTCCAGATATGACTGGTGCGGGTTATTTTGATAGTATCGCTAAACTGGTTCGTTTTGGTTCAATCTTTCTTTTGACAGACCCAGTTCTAAGTGATGCTTACCGAGTAATAACAAACAATCCTTATGCCGATACAGTGGAGTTAGAAGTGTTTGCTCTGCCTGTCCCTGACGTGTGGTATGAGACTCTAGCCGAAGTAGCAGCCACATTTACCACTACGGGCGGTTTGAGTGATATTTACCCTATAACTGATTCAGTAGTCGGAGCTTATGCTAATTTTTCTCTAAATAGCCCAGTTACCGATATAGCTCCACCATTCGCTCACGCGGGTATTGAGCACGTTCAATGTGAGTCGGGTCAAGTTAAGATTTTCTGGTCGCGTCCAGTGCTACCAGGGCAGACGGTCAATATGTGGCTTCAAATTAGGTCTGGTACGCCTACACCATAAAGGAGCTGATAATGGCAACAACATTTAATCCTAAGAATTTCGCTTTAATAGCTGGTGAAGCGATGGACCCAGCTTCGGAGATTCCCCGAGTCTTTTCTTATTATGCGGAAGATGACTACTTGCTAGATATTCTGAACGGCCCCGCTCCAGTTCCTCCTGTTCCTACCGGAAGCCACTTCTTTGGCTTGCAGACCGGTGGGGTAGGGGTTCCTTTGACCCAAGAAGAAAAACTCTTGCCCAGTGCAGCAAATCAACTGTGTAAAGGGTGTGGAATCATGATTTATGGCCCTAATAGAACGGGTCCGAGTGGCGCTGGATATGGGAAATATTTTATTTTGTATGTCCGGCTAACTTCTAGATACCAAGAAGCTACGGAATACACCCGAGTTTTGTTGTACGAACAGCCTTAAGGAGAGCGACCGATGGCAACGACCTTTAATCCTAAAAACTTCGCATTAACTGCGGGTGATGAGCTGGATGTTGCTCAGTATATGCCGCGAGTGTTCGGATATTATGCCGATCAAGATGCTATGGCTCAGATATTCCCTGGAGGCACGAACCCGGGGGATACTAATCAAAATTTTTTTGGCCTCCGTACGGATGGTTCCGGGGCGCCATTAACTGAAGCGGAAAAGAAACTACCTAGCGCAGCTCCTCAATTTAATCGGGGAAGTGCCATTATGGTTTATGGTAAGCATCAAACTTATCCAGCGGGGTCCGCTGATTACGACAAGATATTCATCGTTTACTTATACGTAACCTCTCTACCTAAGAAGGACACTACGTATACGGTAGCTTGGAGTTACATTGAATAACTATAGGAGCTAAGGATGTCCCAATATCCGTTGGATCCAGATCCACAATACAATCCCGATCAGTTAGCTGATCTTACGGCGGCTACTGATGCGACCTCCCAGATTCCTAAATTATTCGGGTATCTTAGTGGCTCATATGCTACTGCGACGGAGCCTGAAGTCCCTGGGGATGTAATCGGCCAAATTGATGATGAAGGATATTTTGGACCAGCCTTACCTGGAACCGTCATGCCTCCTTTTCCCCCTGTAGTACATCCAATAGGGGCTACCATTCCAAAGAATCGGAATTATGGACAGCCGTCGATTAAGAATAATGCAACTCCTGGAAGTTTGATTTTGTCTTTTAGTGTCAGCCATGACGCAACCCCGGCAGCTTTTTATATAGAAGAAACCGGACAAGCCGTTCCCGGAGATCTAACACCTCCATTTTTGGATGAGGTTATAACTCGAACACTGCCATTACCTACGTAGAGGATGAAAAATGTCTAATTATCCAATTCTTCCCGACCCTCAATATGACCCTAATCAGTTAGCAGATTTAACTGCCTCGACTGATTACAACTCCCAGATACCCAAGATATTCGGATATTTGACTGGTTCTTATGCTACTCCGGGTGAACCAGAAGTCGAGGGTGATGTAATAGCTGAGGTTGGTGATGAAGGATACTTTGGACCAGTCCGACCCGGCACCGTGATGCCTCCTTTTCCTCCTACAATATATCCAGGGGGGACTAATTCACCGAATTTGAATTATGGACAGCCCAGTATAAAAAACAACGCCACTCCAGGAAGTTTAATCTTAGCATTTAGTGTTGCTCACGATGCTACCCCGAGTGCTTATTATATAGAAGAAACAAAACAACCAGACCCTAATAATGAACTCCCACCGTTCTTGGATGAAGTTATAGCACCTTCAATACCTTTACCCACTTAAGAGAATAGATTATGGCCTTTAACCGCAAACTACTATGTCGAGTAACTCCCGGAGAAGTATCTAGGGACCAGGCGGTGATTGATTATTTTTATGATGATCCAGACACTCCAATCGACACCATAATGAGTATTGGGTTCTTTGATAAGGCCGGAGACCTCTTTTATTACGGGGATAATCGCAAGACATATCAGCGGATAAATATACGCGCCGCCCGTGGAGTTCCTTTCGATCCACCTGATGTACCAGCACGATTTCAAGCCGTCGTATCAGATGTAAGAATAATAAGTTCAAGCCGTCGTATCAGATGTAAGAATAATAAGTCCGCCTGACAAAGCTCGTGCTTACAAAGTCACGGTGGGGTTCGGGAGAGATACTACCTGGCAGATAAATGCTACTCCGTTGCCTTTCAACACATTACGGTGGCACTCCTATTTTGTTAAGTACGAGGGGCTTGTAAGATTCAGGAGCAACGGGACAGCACCATCCCCCTCAGTGGCCCTTATTCCCAGTAAATATAAGTACGAAGACAGTGACTTTTGTA